ACTTGATAATCTGAATCCAAAGGATTTACAGAGGCATTAGCATAATTAGCAATTATAGCCCCTGAATTGCTCTCAAAAAGTAATTTATCTGAAATAGTATTCAAAATCGTTTTTGACTTATTGTATGCTTGTTTAAATCCGTTTAATCGTACATCAACGCTTGTTTCTATTCTACTTGGTATTTCAAGTAAGGCTTGAGCTTGAACAATCGCATCAAAAGAATTATTTAAAAGATTATCCGCACTTTTTGAAGCCCTTGCCGTTGCATTTTGATAATTAGCAAAAACACCGTCCGCAATACTCGGATTTTCACTTATAGCATTAGTAAACGAACTCGAATTATTTAAGTTGGTTTCCTTCAACTTTACAATGTCAGCACTCTCAAATAGATCCTTAGATGAAAACGATTCCGCAATACTTTGTTGAATTTCGATTTTACGCTCTAAAGAGTTATCCTTTACGTTAAAATTAGAGTTTGGATAGTCAACGTCAATCGACTCCCAAAAATCAACTGTAACGGCTGTAATGTTTAAATTTTCATCATTGCGTGTAATTCGTAAAGGTTGCCCTTTGATAATTCCATAAAAAGGGTGGTTAACCGTCCATACTCTCGGGTCTTTTGCAGAATTTTCAAACGCTTGTGATTGCTCAATATTGTTGCTCCCATCAAACCAAAACGTTAACGGTATCGATGCTCCTCTTGGTAACTTCCTCTCAATAAGTGAACCAGAAACGTTTATAAAATCAAAAACACCAACGTTAAACTCGGTGTCTTTTGTGCCTCCCTGCCAAAGTGGAAAATATTCTTTTCCATCGCCACACGTTATTGAAAATCGTACATTATTAATTCTATTTTCCCAACTCATCTTAAATATTTTTTAAATTGAAATTCAGCATTGTTTTGATAAATTTTTGCGGTTAATTTTGATGCTAATTTTGCACTAACTGAAATAAATGGATTTGGTTTAACTTTACTTATTCTGGTTTTGCGATAAATGAAAACCGGCATTATTTTGTTTTTTGAAATACGCTCAAAAACAGTTTCTTTTGACCCGTTTTTAATCCTGAAATACTTTGACCCTTTTACTCTTTTTTGAGCCGTTCCTATTTTAGAAACGTTTTTAAAGTGATACTTTCCTTTTACTTTTTTGGTATTACTTCCTGAAACCCTTGCTTTGTCGTGTGCCAAAAGTTTACGCCCCTGAATATTTCCCCCAGTCTCTTGTTTTTCCAATCCGTCCGACAAACTGCCTTTTGACCCGTCAATACCTACTTTTGAAACCATTCTATTAACGTCAAATCCGCTCGCACGTTGTACAATTGTCATTCGATTAAATAGGTTTTTTTGCCTAATTGTAAAATTTTCATCCGCTTTTTTTGGAACTAATTTTTTAGATTCAAAAGCTAAATCATTTAACGTGTTACGAACGGCACTTGGAAAAGCTGAACGATGCAAAGTTTCAAGTTTTGCCGTTAATTTTATTGAAGCATCCGTATTAACATCTAAACGCATAAATTATAACTCCCATCTTTGAGCAACTTCACCAACTCCAAAATAAACTTCACCGCCTAACTGAAACAAACGACCTACCGCATTATATTGTCCCAAAGTTAATTTAACTCCAGTTGTTAAATTAAACGATTCTAAAACACCACCAGTCAAAGTGTAAAGAAAATTATCTTTTACAACTGCATTTGAAGTCTTTACAAATGAACTATCAATGTTAAATGTAGAAACAGTCGTAACACTCGCACCAGATGCGTTATAATCTAATTTTCTAATCGAATAATCATTAGCACTTGTATTAGCACCATTTGTCAAATAAATAAAACTTCCATCCGCGTAAATATACGGACTTCTATCTGTACCCGTTCCAAATACACCAGTTGCCGTAACCGCTACACTTAGACTTAAATCTGTCAATGTAAATTGTCGTAAAAAATAAGCGTTTGAAGCTACTGAATAACAAAAACAAACAATTCTATTTTTAATTACTAAAATATCATTAACTAAAACAGTCCCATCTGAAACATCTACACGAATAACTCCTTCTAAATAATTACTTGATGGCAAATCAGTAAGTAAACTGCCATTGTCTTCATATTTCATTTGAGACAATGAATTAAAAGAAACCGGATTTCCTAAAACCGGAAATGCATTTTCGGGTGCAGTATTTGAATTTGAAATATTATACGCCCGTACACCAGACGCATCTAAAACAATCACCAATTCATCACCTGAAATAAACCCGTCCGATGTAAAAGAATAACTCAAATCATCCGCCCCCGTTCCGTTGCCTTTAATTGTATATAAAACTCCACTTTCATAATTTTCAGAAGCCCTCGCAAATAAAACATACTTGTTTGGTAAAATTCCAAAATTTAAAGGTAAAATCCATACGTTTGTTGATCGACTTAAAATTTGCTCAATATCATTTTGAACATTAGTTAATCGTTGTAAGGCTTGAATAATTTGAAATTGAGTTTCTTTTGTGTCCTCCGTCCCGGTGGGTGTAATTTTTGTTACTTCCAAAAGCCGGTATAAATTCATTAAAATATCGCCGTAAATCTCTCTTATTACTGGTGTACCGTTTTCGGTATCTGTTTCATTTCGTACAGTTGCCCCAAATGGAAATTTAGGAGCACTATCTTTATCTGTTATTGGTAAACTACCTAATACTCTCATATGATTAAATTTTAAAATAATTGTTCTACTTGTATATGAAACTTTAAAGATTGAGTACCACCAGCCAATTCTCTTAAAGAAAATTGAAATTGAGTAGTAGATATAGGTTTAAAAACAACACATCCTATGTCGTTGTCTTGTGCAAAACTACCCTCACTTTGAGTGTAAATTTTACAAATATAATTTGTATTGCTCATATTATTTGCCATATTTACCGTAACAACGCTATCTCCCGCTGTTACAACAGCACTTGCACTTGTAAAATCTCCAAAAACTGGTAAAACTCCACCACTACCAGCTGCGTCTAAACCTGAAACCCAACCTTTATTTTTTATTGGACTTGCTCCAATTCCAGCCACAATCGCAAAGTGTTCTTTTGGATAAATTCCATCTCTCAAAGCAGTTGCCAAATAGGTTGCAGAATCCGCACCATTTACACGTCGAATAAAAGCCGTTAAATTACTAAGCGGAGTTGTTGCAACCGTATCCAATAAACCAGCATTTTCCTGAGTTTGACTTGCTTTTTTCAAATAAAGCAAAAGCGAAATCATATTATCTAAACTAACATTGTCAGCTAATCTAATAAGTTCTACTCCAGTTGATGTCTTTACTAATCGTACATAGTTGCCAGATTGAAAGTTACCAGAAACAGTAGCCGTAAATGTAACATTATCACTTCCTTTAATTTCCGTTTCAGTTGAACGGTTAAAACCAGCCTTGCAAACGATTGACTCATTGTCCTTCATTGAGTTCAATTTTACTGGAACTTGAATAATTCCAGTATCAACTGTTAAAGGTAAAATAAAGTCATTTTTTGAAGCCAAAGCAACCAACGCATTAACTATCTGAAATCCGTTTGTTTCATTGTCTGGCAGTCCGTTTGGAATGATACCATACAACCGCATTAATTTTGCAATTGTTTGATGTAAGTCGCCATAAACATTTTCGTTTATGGGCGTTCCGTTTCCAGAACCGTCATTATTTTTTAAACGTCCATCTGGAAAATTCGTTAAATCGGAATTATCGACATTTGGATTTGAATTTAACGCTCTCATTTTTTAATTTTTATGTAAAGTTAATAAAAGTATAAACAACCGTATGAGCCGGCTTTGATTTTAATATTAATTCTTTGAACTCAATTAGTCTATTTTCATCTATTGTAGCCAATTCTCCAAGTGTTTCACCTCCAATAAAAAAAGTAGGCCAAAGATTTGAACCAGTCGAATATTGTTCATTGGGAACGGCTAAATTAGCAATCACATCAAAACCTAAACTACCATGTTGTGTGCCGTCTCCATGTTGTGTAACACCACCGTGTTGAGTGTTATTAAAACTAATTGCAATTATATCCGCTGGTGTACGGTAAGGACGTATATTTTCGTGAACATAAACATCAAAACCAGCTAAACGCAATTGACTTTCAATAAACAATCCATTTTGACGTGGTTTTATGTTGCTTGGATAAGCCATTTTTCTAAGTATAGCTTGTCGTCTTACATCCAAACTAAGCGAAGTATTTGTAACCAAACCTAAACGAAACTCCCACAACGCACAATCATTTTCATCAAAATTATCATTATCCGGCAAAGCAGAATCTATTGTTAACCTACACGCCTCAACAAATCGAATGTAAGTTCTATTGATAGACACGTGCAAATTGTAAAACACACCCCCTTTTTTTTGATACCACACACGACCAGTAGGATATAATTGACGTACTAAATTAGAAAATATATCCGATAAACTAAACCCCGTTACATTAGGATAACGGTGTGGAACTCCTAATCCATGTGGAGTGCCTACACCGTGCATTGTACTTCTATCTGTTTTTTGATACATACCTAATCTTAATTGAATGTTACATTATTCAGTATCGGAACGGCACCCAACTCAAACTGAT